CCTGCTGTTTGTGTTCCAGCTCCTGCTAGTGCGTTTCTTGCTTGATTTAAATTACCACCTGATGCCCATGCTCCCGCTGTACTAATTTTAGCAAATTTCATTCTATTAGATGATGAGTTATACCAAAGTTGACCATCAATAGGAGCAGGTGGATCACCTGCAATAACCTGAACTTTTGTACCGTGTATTTCTTTATACGTTGCCATGGCTCTATGATGTTTCTATTGATGTTGCTGTTATGGTGTCTGGACTAACACCAGCTCCTGTAAATTCTTCTGTGGCCGCTGTAGCAGAAGAACCATCATAACCACCAAATGCTGCTCCTGCTGCGTTAGTTCCTGCTCCTGAAAGTAATCGTCTTGCTGTAGCTAAGTCAGCAGTTTCTGTCCAGCTTGTGCCGTTCCATGTTTCTGTTATGGCTCTCTCATTAGGAGATCCAACATATCCTCCAGCACACAACGCTGCTGTATTTGTGGCACCAAAACCTGCAAGTTGTGATCTTGCAGTATTAAGGTCATTTACTTCCGTCCAGCTTGAGCCATTCCACGACTCTGTGTTAGCTTTATTTGGTTCTCCTCCACCAAAGGCTAAAGCCGCTGTATTAGTTCCTGCCCCACCTAAAAAAAGTCTAGCTGTATTTAAGTCACCGACTTCTGTCCAACTACTGCCGTTCCAATTTTCATTTAATGCTGATCCACTAGTAGGAGGATTTCCACCTATAGCTAGCGCTGCTGTAGAAGTGCCTGCTCCAGGTAATTCACGCCTACCTGTGTTCATATCGTTTACTTCTGTCCAACTGCTACCATTCCATGATTCTGTTAAGGCTTGTACACCTGTAGAAGGCGGAGAGACAAATCCACCAAAAGCTATAGTTGCTGTATTGTTTGCTCCTGCGCCTCCAGGTAACTCTCTAGCTGTATTTAAGTCACCGACTTCTGTCCAACTTGAGCCATTGTATGATTCTGTCAAAGCAGAATTACCACCTCCAGCAAAAAACAATGCAGAGGTTTGTATTCCAGCTGCTCCAGCATTATATCTTGCTGTATTTAGATTACCACCTGATGACCAAGAAGCTGAAGTAGGACTACCCTCAGTAAGTTTTCCGTATCTTAATTTACCAGTATCTTTGTTGTACCAAACTTCTCCTAATTTAACATTAGAAGGATTGGTTGCCCTGTTTTGAATGGAACCTCCGTTTATTTCTCTGTAGGTTGCCACTTTATTCCTCTAATGTAATATCTACTGGTCGTGTTCCAATCCTTAAATCTTTTTGCTCTGCTGTTTCACCATCAACATTGTCCGCATCCCAATCAGATTGAGCTTTTGTTATAACAGCATCAACAATCGCTTGAGCTTCAGCACATGTTTTAGGAACACCTAAAACTTTATTAATCCACAAATTAGCAAATTTATTGCTTGCAGGAACTTGCCAAATATTACCAGGATATCCTCTAAAAGTAATTTTAATAGATTCACCATGTTCAATAAACCCTTTGCCCCAGTTTTCTGCCACACAATATTGATAATTTTTATTTGCCATATTAATCTCCTCTATTTATTTCTTAGTAGCCAACCCTTGGTGCTGTCAACATACACTAAACTATTGCCTGCTCCTTCAACAGAAATTGTTAAATCTGCTGCGGCACCTTCAATTTTATGCGAGTTTCTACCCACTGTCAAAGTGTATGTATCAAAACTATTTGCGTAATCTTTAAAAGAAACTTCATCTCCTATAGAAGCGGAACTAGGAAGAGTCATTGTAATCGCAGAACTTGATGTATTTATGAAATAACCTTCACCTGCTACAGCGGTAAAGTTTGATGTCTTAACTGCCTGCCAATCAGTGCCTGCTGATATTGTTGCACTACCACCTAAAGAAACACCAGTACCATTTAAGGTAATAGATGAGTTTGCTAGCGAGCCGTTAGCAATGTTTGTAAGTGTGTTGTCAGGACCATTGATTGTTTTATTTGTTAATGTGTCTGTTGTTGCTTTACCTACTAATGTGTCTGTAGCCGCTGGAAGTGTTACAGTGACGTCCGCTGTTGATGCTGGACCAATCAAAGTCACTGCGTTTGTTCCGTTATCTGTATCTTCTTTAAATAAAATAGAACCTGCGGCAGAAGCAGAACCTGTTAATGTAGGAGCTGTTAAACTTTTATTAGTTAATGTTTGAGAAGCAACTAAACCTACAAAACTTTCGGATTGTAAAGCACTATTAAATTCCGCTAAAGAACCTGTGAGTGTATTGTTTGCTAAATCAATTGATTTGTTTGTTAAGGTATCAGTGGTTGCTTTGCCCACCAAAGTATCTGTGGCAGCTGGAAGAGTTATGGTAACATCTGCGGTGGAGGCTGGACCTATTAAGGTAGCTTTATTTGTTCCATTATCACTGTCTTCAAAAAATTCTAAGAAACCCGCACTGGTAGAACCATTTTTTAATTGAGCGCCTGCATTTACTACAGGAGTTGTTATGGTTGGTGTAGTTAAAGTTTTATTGGTTAAAGTTTGAGTAGCAGTTGTTCCTACTAATTCTTGATCACTACCATCTGGAAGTGTTAATGTGTTTGTCGCACTCGCGGAGTGAGGCTGTGCTTGTAGTTTTTGTGCGTGAGCATTACCTGACTCACAATAAAGTTTTAATTGAGCTCTAGAACCACTGTTGGTTTTTAGGTCAATAACTCCACCTTCAACTGTAAGATCATCTCCAACAGTAAAATCTCTATTTGTTGTAAGACCTGTGTCGGCTGTATGTGTTATAGTTGTATCTGAATCAGCACCGAATTTTAAAACTGATGAATCAGATCCTAAAATTAAATCATTAGGTAGAGTTACATCAGAGCTGCCATCTTCATGCACTGCTTTACTAGCAGGCATTGTACAAAAGACATCTTTTGTTCCCGCAGAAAAATTAACAGCACTATCACTATTAGAACTAGATATAATTGTAGTTCTAGCTAAGGTATCTGGTGTTGCATCTGTTATAGTGCCTAAACCAACTTCAAATTCTGCCGAGCTTCTGTGCACAATGGCATAGTAAGTAGTATTACTATTTCCTATTCCTGCCACAAAAGTTTCAAAATTAGTTTGAGCACCACCTAGATTAATCGTACCTGTACCGGTCGTAGTGGTGGTTTCTTTAACTCTGTCGTTTAAAACTAAAGCCATAGCTTATTTATTACGCAATCCTTATTATAGCTGTTGAAGCACCCGCTGCAGGAAACTGAATAGTAAAGTCTCCGTTAGTAGCAGTTTTAGTTCCTCCAAAATCTAGCACAACTACAAGCTTATCACTGTTCGTATCGTTGTAAATAACAGCGCCTACTGCTGATAAAGTCACTGATGAAAAAACTTCATCGGCAAAATCAACAAGAGCTGTATTACTTGCAACTGAAACGGCTTGACTATCTAAGGCATTTCCACCTGCTGTATAACTTGTACCAGAAGAAGAAACTTCATTAGAGGTAGTGTATGCAGTGCTTGATGTAGAAAAACCAGAGATGTCTGTGTATAAAGCTATTTTAAAAGTATTGCCACCGTTGGCAAAGTTATGTGTGCCAGATAAGAGTTCTGATTTGAATGCATCTGGTATTATGTTAGCCATTTATAGTCTCCTTATTTCATTTTTGGTTGTGGTGATTGTATATCCAAACGAATCGCACCACTAGTGTATTCGTCTCTGCGTCTTCGGCCTTGTTGTTCTGCCGCAAACGTTTGAAGCCCCTCTTGATAAGATGCTTCATACATTTGTATCATATTATCTGGTCCTTTCAAGTATTTTAGAGTTTCTACCATGCATCCGTAGATTAACATATCTTGAAAATTGTTAGATAAATAGGTAGTGCTAGAATCGGAGGTGGTTATAGTATCTGGTTGTTTTATATAAGCTAGAGTTATCTTATAAGCTGCGTCGGGCGTTGGAGCCACAACCCAGTTATCAGAGTCCCAATGAGCATAATATCTAGGAATAGCGTAATCATTAGAGTTATCTGGATCAGGAAAATATTCCGCTAAAAAAGAAGTATCAACTTGTTCTAAGAAAAATTGATCTGAGGTTGTGGGATTTGTTAGTTGAACGTATCTGATAATTCTAGTATCAGAAGGCACAGTTACAAATCTATTACCTATAGTTAAATCTGAGTTTGCATAAAATTTTGTATCATCAGAATCTACAGCTCTAAATATTCTATTCTCTACATTCTTAACTATTACTGTTAATACGGCATCACTTAAAACTCCACTATCGGTTTCTGCATAATTTCTAATATTAGTTTTTAGTTCGCTAAAAGTCATTGTCATGGTGAAATTGTTACGGGCCCTGCAGATGCATTTTTGCCCCCTCCTTTTAGATTTCCTGTTGTTGCTGTATCTGTGTCTACACTAAAAGTGTAAATGTCATCATCAACTTTTGTTATTGAATAACCTGCAGCTTTGTTAATATTAGTTGCTGTTATTCCATCAAAACTCTCTGCATCTCTAAAACGAACAGTATCGCTTGAAGACCTACCATGATTAATTTCTGTAACAGTTATAGTAGAAGAACTTGCACTGCCTGTTTTAAAAGAATCTATGTTTAATAACACGGCAACACCTGGCTCTGTTCTATCTACTCTAGCGTTTTGTAAAGCCTCTGAATCTGCTCCATGAACTTGTAATTCTAATTGTGGTTGTTTAGATTCAAACTCAGAGAAATGAACCAAAGAACCGTTCCATTCTTTAACCATTTCATTATATGGAAACTCCATACCGCTTCTATCGGATATAGCCTTAGCATATTTACCTTTTGCAAAATTTGTCATGTTCCTGGAAAGTATACCTTTGGTGTTAGATAAGTGCTAGTAGAAGAACTGTCTTCTGTAAGAGCCCTGTTTAATTCATCTTCATATAATAATTTTAAATTCTGTGATCTATCAGGAGCTATTTTTAAACTTAAATAATAAGCTAGTCCTGCACACATGCAGGGTATAAAACGATACACTACATCTGTCTGATTGGTATAAGCACCCGCGTCTTCAATTCTTTTTAAATAATAAAACTTTAATAAATAACTAGCTCCTGAAAAACTACTACTAGGTGTTTGATATAAAAAAACACTAGGAGATGTAGTCCTGTCTACATAATATTGACTAGGTGTTCCTTTAGATAGTTTGTTTGCAATAGAAGAATAAGCAGATCTATCTATTTTTGTAATAGGTGTATCTACAGGGGCTGTTGTAGTTGAATTATTTCTAACATATGCCTCCAATATTTCATTTACATTGCTTGGAAAATTTGTGCTATCACTTGTTGTATTATATTCTGCTTGTCCTTCTACTAAAGGAACAGAAGCTAAATCTACTTTCCATAAATGAAGACCTCTATTTCCCCACTCAGAAAATAATATATTTAAAGATCGTCTAGCACTTTTTAAACCATAACCGGTTCTAGCTGTTGCTCCGCATCTTTCGTATGCTTCTTGAATTATTTCATCTATGTCAAGGTCAAAAGCTGTAGTGCCTGATGTAGCCATTTTTTAACCTTACTTATCAATAAATATAGTAGCTGCGTCTATGTTTGTGATTGTAGAAACTTTCATTCCGCCAGGAAATAATACTCCATCTTCTGGAATGTTTGTTGAAAATACATCACCGTTTGGAACGTCAGCTTGAAACAAAGTTGCGCTATCTGTGTTGTCTTGTAGAATAATTGTTCCTGCTCCACCACCATCAGATGCTAAAATAATTCCTCTGAGTCTAGTTCTGCCTGCAAAAACTACTCCTGTCGCTGTGACTCTAACTGCTTTTACGTCGCCTTTACTTGCCATTTTTTTCTCCTTTGTATAGGAGCCCTTTTAAAGGGCTCCTAATTAATCATTAACTTACCGCAGCACTAAATGGTGTTGCTGGTGTTCCAGTACATCCGGAATCAACAGATACTTTCCATTTACCTGAAGCAAGGACTGTACAAACAATCTTTGCATAAGTCACACCACCAGTTGTACTACCATTTAAAGTAATAGTGTCTGATGTTGAGGCTGTTTCAAAACCAACGGCGTTGTCGGATGAGTCATCAATAAATAATGCACTTCCAACCATTACGTCAGTTGCATTTGCAACTTGCACAACTAAGTCACCTGTCTTTGTAATATCTGCAAAAATTTCGATAGAAGCTCCGACGTTGCTTAAATTGTTTAAGTCTGGTCCTGGTCCTGCGACTGAAGAATCAGAATTTGCGTTTGTTGCTGGTAATGTATAAGTCACTGCACCTGCAGCAGAATTGTAAACAATTCTTCCTGCGTGATCTGCAACTGTCAAGCTGTCACTTGAATTTACTGTTATAACATTACCGGGTCCTGTACTAAAAAAACCTTTTTTAGATACAACTGGACCTTGAAATGTGGTTGTTCCCATATTTTACCTCCGTAGTAAATTATATACAGTCTCTACGTTCGTCTGCTAGGACAGTCTGTATATATGTTTATTTCCCTAGAAGGTTAAATATAAACGTTTTTATTTAGAGAGCAAGTCTATTTAAAAAATAAATGACTCTCATAGTCTTGGTTTCTCCATCTCATTTTAGCTAGGATTCTTTTGATTCTCTCTTCAATAGATTTCATTTCAATAGTTTCCTTACCAGAATTAAGATATTGAGAATTCCACTGAGATTCTAGTTTAATTTTCTCAGCGATTAAAGACTGTGATATTGCGGTCATAATATATCTCCTTGTCAATATTATCCGCTTTTATTTTGTACATTAATTTCCCATAAAGTCAATTGATTTTCCCATAAAAAAAGGGGCCCTAAAGCCCCTTTCAAAAGTGATTATAAAATTACTTATTATGCACCTGGTGAACCAAAGATACCTCTGAAGTCAGAGAAGCCGAAAGAATATCTTTCTCTTGCTTTGTATCTTACGTTACCGGTATCAAAATCACCTTCCATTGAAGTTTTGATTGGTGATCTTTCAAAGTATTT